AGATTGGTGACCATGCTGTAAACCGTGGTTCCCTCAGCCTCATGGTCGCCTCCCCAGATTAGTTTCGTATCGCAGTGCCAACAGTTCATAGCTAATCCTTTAATCCTGATTCGTGGAGTATCGTCCATGCTGTCGCAGCCACAGTAGGAACTTGGCCCTTACCAAGGGCTCGGATGCGGTCACGTCTCCCCAATGTATAGGCCACGCCATCAACCACTCTACCCACGTCGGGTTCAGTCTCCCAGACTTTGGCGATGCTACCATCGAAAGGTTCAGTTGTCCCCCACTCGCTATGCGGCGTTGTACTGACGGCGTGCTTAAGTTCCCTCTTTGATATGCATCCATCGCTTGTGGCGTTGGTAGCATATATCCATGCGCGGTTTCTTTTGTGTGGGGCAGGCGTACTGCCGACATGCCAAGCTCCCAGCATACCCCACCGAACGTCATACCCCAACTTGGTAAGTCCTTTGATGACGGTGCCGAGTCCACGAGAACGAAGGCTCGAACTGTTTTCTGCAAAGACAAACGTAGGTTGAACTTCTCCAATAATGCGTAACATCTCGAACCATAGTCCCGAACTGGGTCCGGCAAGTCCTTTACCTTTACCTTTCGATGTCGATATATCGGTACACGGCCACCCCCCGGAAACCACATCGATCGTCCCTTTCCACGGTTTGCCGTCAAAGGTTTTGATGTCGTCCCAAATAGGGAAAGTTGGAAGGAGTCCGTCTCGTTGTCGTTGGAGGAGGACGCTCCTACAATAGGGGTCAAGTTCGACCGCGCAGACCGGAGTCCAGCCAAGTAGCTGTCCCGGCAAAACTCCCCCTGCTCCTGCAAATAATGCCAACTCATTCATCTAGCCCCCAAAGAAAAAGGGTGCCTTGGCGTAAGCATTTTTGGTGTTAGGCCAAGGCACCCACATGAACTCATTGACTAGAAGCTCATGAACTCATCTAGGGCACCGCCAGTGCTGCTCTTGCCTGATGCCACTTCCTGTGCGGAGGTGTACTGATCAGCAGTCACCCACTTGCGGGTAGGCCAGCTATTGTCGTCAACAGCCGGTGCGTAGTAGCAGTAGCCCACTAGGTCAGTACAGACCTTGGCAATGGCATCCGCTGCCTCCTCCATAGTCTTGAAGTCCTTGGCGAACGTCTCACGAACCTCAGACGGGCTCATGCCCAAGGAACTGAAGAACCGGAGCCAGATGCCCAACACCTTGTCGTCTGACGACTTTGGCAGGTTGATGCCGTCGTTGATGGTACAGCCCTTAGACTCACCCTCATCGACTGTACCCTTGATGCGGATACGGGCATTACCTGTCTGAGACTCGTAGCACTCCATGCTGGTAATCTTGACTGCGTAAACCCCTTTCTTGCTGGGGGCTTGGTTGATGCTGACATTACTAAAATCAAAGTTAAACATTCTAATCTCTCTCTACAGTTTGTTAATAAAGTTATCAACTAGGTTATTGTCATGTGTTCTAAGCTGCGCCCTGTCGAGCGCATCTGCGAATATCCATCTTATGTGTCGTTTGTCAAACTCCTCCTCTATTAGTTTCTTCAAAAAAGCTGTCAGGATGGGCTTCAGTTTGGGGCGCTTCTCACGAAGCTCCTTGGCCAAAGCTATGCTTATATACTCAACATGCTCATCCATGAAGGCCAGCTTCTCTGGGCGTTCTAGTTCGTAGCCTGCAAGCAAAAGAACTTCACGCAAGTTGAGTGGGAACGTGTCCGGTGTAATGGCCAGACGGTCACCTGTGATGTAGTCGGGGTCAGGTCCGGCTTGATACAGGTAAGGCCAACCGATGGCGTCATCATCATCGTAGATGACTCGGACCACGAGGTCCGCCATAGCAGGTAGCTTCTCTG